GGCTGCTTGGGAAGCACATCCTGATCACACGATTACCAAAGCAATGGTTGCCGAACGTGCAATCTTCTTCGTTCTTCTACCATTCTTTCGCTTTAATGGTGACGCTGGTATGCGAACAGTAAGCGCTGATATTAGTCGAGATGAACAAATTCACGTGGCTACCAATAGTCTGGTTCATACTGAGCTGGGGTATAACATCAGTCCTTCTCTTGATAAACTCAGGAAGGCAACTATCAATTGGGTGATGCAACCTCTTGGTAAATCATCTGATAAATATTTAGACAAACAATTCTGGCTTGCTTCTAGTGATCGTCTTATGTACGAAGGCAAGGCACCAGAACTAGCCGAAACCAAAGCAGGACGTATGCCTGCATTTTTTGAGCACAGTAATGTTAACCTCCCCCAATATGCTTGAGGTCTTCGGAATGGAAGCCCGAGCTGTACTGACTGAAATGCAAGATCGCTTTCCAGTGGTCACACCTTCACCCGAAGACTCAATTGAAAAGATCATGTACCGCTCAGGACAACGTTCAGTTGTTGAGTGGTTAGTAAACCGACTCGAAAACAACGATGACTAAACGGAAAGGGAAAAAGGCTAGAAAGAAAATTAAGAAGATCTTTGACAAGGGTTCTAAGGCCCGCAAGAGGCTAAGGAAAGCGTTAAAAGATGACAACATCTCTAAGAAGGAGATGAAGAAGATCCGCGCAGCGGGTGCTACTAAGAAACAACTTCAAAAAGTACGGAAGCGTGCTGATAAATCTAAGGCTTTGAAGATTGGCAAAAAGGTAAATCAGAAAAGTGAAATTAAAAAGCTAGCAAAAAAGAATCCAAAGTCTAATAACAATAAAAATACCACTACAAATAAATTTTTAACCAATAATCCTCCTCCTAAGAACTATATCTATAAGAATAACAAGTCTGGAGGTAGCGGCAAGAATAACAAGTCTGGAGGTAGTAAAAGAACTAAGATCAAGGGTGACAAGCAGCTTGACAAGTATTTAGAAAAGAATGTTTTGAAGAAGCCAATTCTTCAGTCCCAGAAAAAAACACAAGATAGTTGGAGCCCAAATAGAGTTGAGAGACAAGTTGCTAAGCAGTGGGGTAAACGTTTTAAAAGTGATGACTTTAAACCAAAGCGTTTGGATATCAAAGCTAAATCTACTGGTCGTCTGGGCAAATATACTGACAAAAAAGGAAACTTTAATCAGAAACAATACCTTGCTGATGTACGTCAAAGCACCATAAGCCGAGCTGAAAAGCGTGGTTTTAAAGGAGATGCAGCGAAAGCTCTTTCGCGTAAAGGTCCCAAGATGCCAGGTGAAATCAAGCCAAAATATGGTAGTGCTATTACAGACCTTAAAAACAAACTTGGCAAGATAAATTATAAGGATCAAATTACTAAGACTACCTCTAAACTTACTCAGACAGTAAAGTCTGATGCTAGTAAATATCAACAAACTGGTCTAGATATTATTAAGCGTCGTAGTTCTGAAGATGGCGCAGTGCCAGCCCCCAAACCAAAACAAAAACCTAAATAAATGACAGCACAAGCACGGTACGAAGCTCTCAGTTCCGACCGGAACCAGTTTCTACAATCCGCAATTGATGCTTCTAAACTTACTTTGCCATATTTGATTAAGCAGGATGAGGACAATAGTTCTCACAAAACCTTGCTCAATCCTTATCAAAGCGTAGGTGCAAAGGGCGTTGTTACATTGGCTTCCAAGCTGATGCTCGCTCTCCTACCTGTACAAACAAGCTTCTTCAAACTTCAGGTTGACGAGTCCAGTCTGATTGGTGAAGGCATTGATCCAAAAGTTCGTTCTGATCTTGACTTGTCATTTTCAAAGATCGAGCGCACGATGATGGAATCAATCGCCGCATCAGATGATCGTGTCACCGTACACCAAGCATTGAAGCATCTTGTTATTGCAGGCAACGCCCTGGTTTATATGGCAAAGGATAAATTGAAGCTTTATCCATTGAATCGGTATGTTGTAGATCGAGATGGTCTGGGAAATGTAATTGAGATTGTTACTAAAGAACGCATTAGTAAAAAATTAGTAGAGGAAATGTTCCCTCAGCTCAAGTCAATGGTTGTTGACAGTGAAGAGAGTTATGCAGGGACTGGTCAGAATAATCAATGTGATGTCTATACGCATATTAAGCGTGACAACAATCGCTTTATCTGGCACCAAGAGGTTTATGGGAAGGTTATTCCTAAGTCTCAAGGTAAGGCACCTCTTGATACAAATCCTTGGTTAGCACTGAGGTTTAATACTGTAGACAACGAAGCCTACGGTAGAGGAAGGGTAGAAGAATTTATTGGTGATCTTAAATCACTTGATGCTTTGTCTCAAGCAATCATTGAAGGCAGTGCAGCTGCAGCAAAGGTTGTCTTTACTGTGTCCCCCTCTAGTACCACTAAGCCCAGTACCTTAGCTAAGGCTGGCAACGGTGCAATTGTTCAAGGAAGACCTGACGATATTGGTGTTGTACAAGTCGGTAAAACAGCTGACTTTAATACTGCATATCAGATGATTCAAACACTTGAACGCCGGATTGCAGAAGCATTCCTCATTCTGTCAGTCCGACAGTCGGAACGCACCACGGCGGAAGAAGTGAGGATGACACAGATGGAACTAGAGCAGCAGCTTGGAGGTTTGTTCTCCCTTCTTACTGTTGACTTCCTTGTCCCTTATCTGAATCGCAAACTGAGTGTTGCACAAAAAACTGGTGAGATTCCACGTCTACCATCCAATCTTGTCAAACCAACCATTGTTGCTGGTGTGAATGCATTGGGCCGTGGTCAAGATCGTGAAAGTCTTTCTATGTTTATGCAGACCATTGCCGGGACTATGGGTCCAGAAGCAATTGTCAAATACATCAACCCTGAGGAGGTCGTTAAACGACTAGCTACTTCACAAGGTATTGATGTACTAAACCTTGTTCGTACTGCTGAGGAAGTCCAGGGTGAACAGCAAGCTGCACAAGAACAACAGGAGCAGTTTGAACTTACTAAGCAAGCTAGTAGGTTTGCACAGGTTGCACAGTCAGAGAATCAATCTGATCAACCACAACCCCCAGCTACGCCTCAGCAAATTAATCAACCCACACAAGAATAAACCACCCCCATGGCAGAAATACTTACATCTATGGAACCAGAAGCTCAGCCTGGCGAACTCAATGCTGAAGAGCAGAACTCACTTGAGGTGGGTGAACAGCTCGCACAAGAACAAGAGACATTGCTGGCTGGTAAATACAATTCACCTGAACAGCTTGAGCAAGCATACCTTGAGCTTCAACAAAAGCTTGGTTCTGACGAAGAGGGAGAACCTCAAGAGGAAGAGCCTGCTGAAGAACAGGAGGATGCTGAAGAGGAGGGAGACGAAGAGGTTGAAGTTAGTCTTACTGATGAAGACATTGAGGCTCTTCAGGATATGGCAGGCGGTGAACAGCAGTACGAGCAAATGCTCGGATGGGCTAGTGACAACCTGAGTGAAGCAGAGATCGACATGTATGACGATGTTATGGATTCAGGTGATCCTGCTGCCTGCTTCTTTGCTGTCCAAGCCCTCATGGCTAGGTATGGCGATAGTACTGGCGTAGATGGCGAACTTCTCACTGGCAAGAGCCCTTCCTCTGTTGCCCAGGGATTCCGCAGTCAGGCTGAACTCGTTCAGGCCATGTCAGATCCTCGCTATGAATCTGACCCTGCTTACAGATCTGATGTTATTAACAAACTAGACAATTCGGAGATTGATTTCTAATGGGTAAAAAAAAGAAGTTTGGTTTTAGTGATGTTCTAGATATTGCTCAAGGTGCAGCACAGGTTGCTGCTGCTTTTAAATCTGGTAACTCTACTAATCTTGGAGGCGCTGAGGGTGGTAAATCACCAACCCTTAAGGCAAATACTAGCAAGAATGTCGATCAATCCCCCCTTGCTAGGGAATATAACCGTAAAAATTTTATGCAGTAATGGCTCACCAAAGTAATGCCATGCAGGCGTATGTAACTCGCTACGAGCCTGAACCTGAACAACAAAAACAACCTACTGTTACCAAAAAAGTAATTAAGAAAACAAAATAGCAGATGGTGTAGAGGAGGTTCGATTCCTCCTCCTGCTCTTGGCACTGAGCCCGTACGCGGATACCTCAGCTGCCGTCTAGACGGTGGGAAAGACCACATATTTCAAAGCTTTGAAAGACTGATTAATACATTCTCTTTTTTTAATAATGGCTCAACAATCAGCCAGCGGCAAGCTTGAAGCACAGCTTGTACGGCCTGGTCAAAGTAATAGTACGGGTGATGCCCGTGCTTTGTATCTCAAGCTTTTTAGCGGTGAGATGTTTAAAGGATTCCAGAACAACACGATTGCTCGGGATCTGATTATGAAGCGTACCTTGAAGAACGGCAAGTCTCTGCAGTTCATCTACACGGGACGCACTAAGTCTGAATTCCATACCCCTGGTCGCAGCATCCTTGGCAACGATGATGGTGCACCGCCAGTGGCCGAGAAGACCATCACCGTTGATGACCTTCTGATTAGTTCAGCTTTTGTTTACAATCTCGATGAGGTCCTCAGCCACTACGATCTGCGCTCCGAAATCTCTCGGAAGATCGGCTATGCACTGGCTGAAAAGTATGACCGTCTTGCATTCCGTGCTATTGCACGTGGTGCACGCGCTGCATCTCCTATCACCAAGAGTGGCTTTGTCGAGCCCGGTGGTACTCAGATTCGTGTCGGTGCTACCACCAACGATTCTGATGCTTATTCCTCTACTGCACTGGTGGCTGCGTTCTATGACGCTGCTGCTGCTTTGGACGAGAAGGGTGTCTCCTCTGACGGACGTGTGGCTGTCTTGAACCCACGTCAGTACTACGAACTGATCCAAACTGCTGGCACCAACGGCCTGGTTAACCGCGATGTCGTAGGAACCGCGCTGCAAGGCGGCAACGGAATCATTGAGATCGCTGGTATCAAGATCTACAAGTCCATGAACATCCCGTTCATGGGTAGCTACGGTACTAAGCTGTCTGGTAGCGGTGGTACTGCTGCTCCTGCTGCAAACTCTGCAGAGGTTCAGCTCACCAAAGCTGGCTCCTTCATTGGTGAAGCCCTCGAGGATGCTGATAACGGTGGTGCAATCCACAACGACTACGGTACTGCCTCCCAATTTGGCGCTAAGTCCTGCGGTCTGATCTTCCAAAAGGAAGCAGCCGGTATGGTCGAAGCCATCGGTCCCCAGGTGCAAGTCACCAGTGGCGACGTGTCCGTGGTCTACCAAGGCGACGTGATGCTCGGCCGCTTGGCTTGTGGCGCAGACTATCTGAACCCTGCAGCTTCTGTTGAGCTGTATGTGGGTGCTTCTGCTCCTTCTGCATTCTGATTTATTTATACACAAGGGATCCTTCGGGGTCCCTTTTTTTTTATTGAACGAGATCTCTTTATGCCAATACCTAAAGTAACTACAGATGATCAACTAACTGCAGTAAATGAGATTCTCATGTCTGTAGGCCAAGCTCCTGTCACTAAACTTGAAAACACCAACCCGGACGTTGCGCTTGCTTTTGAGACGCTCACTAGCGTGTCGCGTGAAGTGCAGGCTGAAGGCTGGACATTCAATAAAGAATACCACCTAACTTCTTTTGTTCCTGACTCAACTACTAAAGAAATAACTATTCCTCCAAAGGATGTTCTACAGGTTACTCTCTCTGACCACCACGCTAACAAAGACAAAGATGCTGTTCAGCGTAAAGGTAAGTTATATGATCGACAAAACCATACATATGAATGGAGTGAAACACCAACCGTAGATGTTGTTTATTTCTATGATTGGGGTGATCTTCCTAAGCCAATTCGTGACTATATCGTTGCACGGTCAGCAACTATTTTCTCTAGTCGGATTGTAGGTGATCCCACGCAATACCAGCTGTTGCAACAGAAGGAGCAATACAACCGTGCAATGGCAATGGAATATGAATGCAACCAAGGTGACTATACATTCTTTGGTCATCCTGAAGGTGGCAACTTCTATGTCAGCTACGAACCTTATAACGCACTTTATCGACACTAATGGCAAACATCACTCAACAAATACCTGATTTCCTGGGTGGTGTATCCACGCAACCTGACGATCAAAAGCTTCCCAATCAGGTATCTGAAATTATTAACGGATACCCAGACCCTACTTTCGGTCTTATTAAACGTCCTGGTTTTAGCTGGAAGGCTGACCTTGGTTCATCCACTACCTATGCCACTGGTCATTGGTTCTATTTCCGTGTCTCCAGTACTGAAGCGTATGTGGGTGTTATTAAGGCTCAGCAAATCAAGCTTTGGAACACTAATGGCACAGCTGCCACCATGACTAATGGTACTAGTCAGTCGTACTTGAACGGTAATCACAATAACTTTCATGTGATTTCTAGGCAAGATCAAATCATTGTTATTAACAAGACAATAACAACTACTATGTCCTCCACTACTGTTAGTGGTTCTGTTGCAGCTACTGTCGATAGTGTTGCCAATCTCCCCGCTGCTAGTTCCAATAGCGGTTCTATCTACAAAGTAAGTAATACCTCTGCAGCGGAAGATGATTTCTATGTCAAGTCTGATGGTACTACTTGGAATGAAACTGCAAAGCCAACTATTAAATTAGGCTTGGATAACACAACCATGCCTCACAAGTTAGTACGAACCAGTGCTAACAACTTTACCTTCAGTGCTATTACTTACGACAACCGTACTGTCGGTGATGATGTCACTAATCCTTCCCCAGGATTTATTGGCAAAAAATTGACATACGGTTTCTTTGCAAACAATCGTCTTGGGTTCTTGGCTGGTGACAATGTAACTCTCAGTCAGCCCGCACGTGGAGAAAACTTCTTTAACTACTTCGTCAATTCTGCGCAGGTCCAGACTGAAGCAGATCCAATTGATCTTAAGTGTGTGAGTCTTCGTCCTGTCACATTGACTGCAGCTGTACCTGTCCCTCAAGGTGTCGTGTTATTCAGTCAGCAACAGCAGTTTATGTTGTTCTCTGACACTGGGATCCTCAGCCCTACTCAGGCTGTTATTAAAAGCATCTCTAACTATGAGGTTGATCCTGTTGTAGCTCCTACTGAGAATGGAACCAACATAGTATTTATTAATAAAACTACTGACTACTGCCGTGTGTTTGGTATGCAGACACAAGGTCAAGGTGCGAGTCCTTTGTTTACTGACCTAGGTAAAACTGTTACTCAGTATATACCTCAGACAGTATCAGCAATGTTTTCTGATACTCAGAACTCTTTTATTGGTCTTTACGGTCAGGCAAGTAAAAAGATCTATTACTACAGATCATATGGTGAAGGTGAGCAAACACTTATGCGCTCATGGTACAGCTGGGAAATGCCAGGCAATGTTCAGTTCTTTGCGACTGATACTGACACCATGATTGCGGTTGTAAAGGGTGTGAATCAAATGACACTTTTGACCTCACAGCTTAATGCACTACCTACAAGTACAACCACTGTTTCTGGCAATCCATCCTTTGATTTCATGGTTGCTCCTACATCCAAGACCTACGATGTAGCTTCTAAAACCACTAAATTATTTGTACCGTTTGAGCTGATCCCAGGTCTTACACCTATTTGCGTACAAGATGCTACATCAGGCTCCACGCAGTCTGGTCTATTTCTTACACCCACCACTAGTAGTACAGGTGGTAGTCATTTTATTCTTACTGGTAAGGACTACAGTTCTTTGAATTGGAAGGTTGGTTATAAACTTAACTTCTCTGTTGACTTGCCTAGGCTTTACTACAGAAATGGTGACTTTGTTGATTACACAGCATACTTAACTGTTGCACGGATAATGTTTTCTATTGGTTTGTCTGGTGAGGTAGAGTTCAAAGTTACCTCTAACAATGAAGCTGAAAAAACTACGGCAGGCGTTATCTTTAATACTGGTTATTCACCGCTTGATCAAGTGCCAATTGAAGACCGTAATGTCTTTACTGTTCCAATTAATCAACGTAATACTAGCTACACATTAAGAGTATTTAGCGATACTCCATACATTGTATCTTTGAACTCAGCTATGTGGGAAGGAAATTATGCAACTAAATACTATAGGAGAGCTTAATGGCTAGTAATACCAAAAAAATCTATAGGGCTAATAAAAAGACACAACTTAGTAATTACGAGCAAAGCCTAAACCGTTTCTATTCATCTCAATACAAAAATAAGGCAGATAAGGAGCTTCGCGACGAACAAGCGAAGGATACTTATAAGACGAATATGCAGATTCGCAGTCAACGCGAAGATGCAAAACTAGAAGCTTATGAGAAAACTGAAGAACAGTTTGTTGACCAGCTGATCTTTAACCAAAAGGCTGAACAGGAAGCTCTTGCAGGTGAAGAAAAAGTCTTTAATGAACGCATTCTGGCTAATGCTTTTGAGACTGATGAGACAAACCTTGCTTATCAAAAACAAATTATTGATAGCAGGTATGAGTATGATTCAGCTGAAAGAGGTATTTCTGATGCTGTTAACAGCAATACAACTACCAAAGCTCTCATTTCATTAGGTGCGGAGCAAGAAGAAACACAAGCTACAGGCCAGAAAAAATCTCTTTTGTTACGTGAACAAGCAGCGCGAGCGGAAAGTAATACACAGCAATATCAAAACAGACTTAAAGCATTACAGGAAGAAGGTGTCTCACGTGCACGTGGGCGTGCTGGTGCAACTGCTAAACGCTCACTTCAATCTATTCAAGCTTTAGCTGGTGTCAATTCAGCTTTGATTGCTGATCGGCTAACTAAATCTGATACAGCTATTGCGAATGAAAGGGAAATTGTTGATGCTCAGTTAGGTGAACAAGGATATATTGCAAGAGGAAAGCAGCTACGTACTACCCAGGCTGATCAACAAAAAACCAGTACTGTTTTAAACTTACAAGCACAGCAGGACCAAGTGGCTAAATCACTTGGTATTACTACTGAACAATTCAATATGACTCGTGAGCAGTTGGGTAGATCCCTATTGTCTGCTGCTGATTCCTACGAGAAGCGTGTCTCTTCTATCAAACAGCAGAAGTTTGCATCTGACATGCAGGCTTATGCTCAGCGTCAGCTACAGCCACGTGTTCAACCAGCTATTCCTAAACCGTTTGAAACTAAACAACCGATAGCAATTAAACCGCCAAGACCTGTCAAACCGGTTTGGTCTAAGTATTCAGGCTCTATGGCTCAGGATACTAATCCCGTCTTGCAAGGTATTTCTAGTGTTGCTGGTATTGCTTCTACTGTTGGTATGGTGTCAGGTAACCCAGTTGTTACTGGTGTTGCCGCAGGTATTAGTTTTAGTGCACAGTTACTTGACCAATATGTTTTTTAATTAACTATGTCTAAATTTCAAGGGTACGCCCAAGAAAATAGAGGGTTCAACCCTTTGCAGGTTCCCGATACATCTAGACGCATCCTTGAACAAGCAGAAGAAACCGTACGCGGTCTTCAAGCTGTACGAGATGCAGAAATTGCGAACACTGCTGCTTATCTCAATTCCTTCCATAGAGCTTTAGATCAGGAGGGTGAGTCTCGTGATGAGTCTTATCGGATGATGGATCTCAACAATGAGATCCGGAAAGACAACGCTAAAATTAAACTTGAAGAAGCAGAAGCTCGCCGTAAGCTTGCGGGTCAAAACCGTGAAGCTATCTACAAAGGTCTTGCACAATTCAGTAAGACTGCAGCCCAAGCCTACGTTGGTTATCAAAAGGAAAAGTACGATCAAGAGTATAACGAAGAAAAGACTAGACTTTATACTCAAGGTCTTGCTGATAAAAAGGATGCAGAAGGATACCTTGCTGATACATTCACTAATAGAAACCTTTTTATTCAATCAATTGATGTTCTGGGAGGCGCTCGTTCTGCTGAAGAAGCAGGTGCTGATCCACTTGATGTCGCCCAAATGCGGCAGAATACACATGGTCTAAATGTTGCTCAAAGACAAGCAAATCTTGATTATGCTGCTGAACGTTTTGGTACAGACATGCAAACTATGTTTGCCAATGACAACCAAACAAAGGTCAAACTCTTTGGACCAAACGGTACATTTATTGATGGCACTCCTGCACAAGCAGTTTCTAGTCGTGACAAGGCTCTTGTTATGCAGCAAGTACTGGATGGCTGGCTAAAACAAAATGGCATGTATGGCCTCAAAGGGTCGTTACTTGTCCCTGCATTACAAAAGATGCGCCAGCAAGGCGATGCTATTGTTTCCCGTACCTTACAGAATGAGCTTAACCTCCAAAAGCAGGAAAAGGTTGATATCTTAGAGAACTCTATCTTTCAGAGTAGGGCTGAACCTAGTGCAGCAAAACGCTGGCATATGGCACATTCTGGTCTTCAATTTCTTCTTCCAGGTGGACGTAGAGAAGCACGCGATCGTCTTTTCAAATTAATGGAAACACCACGCCAAACGGTAAATGGTGTGCCTATTGGTTTTAGTGATGATGAGATTACAGAAATTGCTAATTCCACACTCCCATCTTCTGGTAGCAAGACACTTGGTGAGCTTTTCCCAGCTGACTTTCTGAGAATCAATCAGCAGCGTGCTCAGCGTGTCTACAACCGTTATACGGCTGAGACAAGAGCTGAGGATATGGCTATTGATAAAAACTTTCAGCAGCTCCAACAGACTCTAGTTGCTGATGTCACTGAAGGTGATAACCAATTAGATCTTTCTGATGAAAACATTGATGCTCAAATTAGTGAGTATACAAAGCTCGGGCCTAAGTACAATAATCATGTACAGCTGCTGCAAAGCTTTCGTCAGTTTACACCTGAAGCTGTAGCTGAAAAACCGTTTGTAGAGCTGGCAGAGGAAAAGATTAAGTATGGTTTGATGTCACCTGAGGAGGCTATGAAGCTTCCTATTTCCTATGAAACTAGTGTTGATTTGGCGAAGAAAGCTCAAGAAACCAATTCAATAGCTGCTTCTAAAACTCAACATACTGAAGCTAAGGATCATATCAACGCTTATCTACGTGATCGTGCAAAGGCTCATGGCGGAAAAACTACTCACCGTTCTTTGCATGTTATGTCGCAGTATGCAGAGAATAAATTCTCTACTGACTACATCACTGCACGTCGTAATGGCTTAACTGAACAACAGGCTTACGACGACGCTATCGGTAAGTTCAATGCTGAGTTCGATAAAGAACAGAACGGTATGTATGCCATCGATAATAACTATGCCAAGGATGGTTTCCGCTCTGGCGTTTATAAGCACTTTAAGGAAAAAGAATCAAAAACTAGTGACTATGAAGCTACGGCAACTCGTATTAACGAAACCCTCAAAGAGAATCGCTCTGATATCTCTACTCAGCTTGTCGATATTGATCCCCTTAAAAAAGTAGCCCAGCAGCTCGGTACTGGTCAAAAGCCAACAATTGTTCCTCAAGTTCAAATGGTACAGCGTTTAGCTAGAAAGCCTGATGGCTCTAGTTATAGCTATGCAGAAGTATTGATGAGACAAATGGAAGCTCATGGTTTAAAAGCTCCTAAGAATATCGAAGCTGCTATTGAGATGGAGAATGTAATTCCTCCACGTTATTCATTCCTACGTAACTACCCTTCTCCTACCAACACTGACATTATGATTATGTCTGCTGGGGGTGATGCTGTTTACACAAGAGCACCACAATCACAAACAGATGCTTTAATTAAGGCTGGTCAAATCTTGGGTGTTAACCCTATTGACCTCGCTACAATCATCGGTTTTGAATCTGCTGGTAGTTATAGTCCCAGTAAAATGGGTGGTCAAGGCGGTGTTTATAGAGGTCTTATTCAATTTAGTCCAGGTAATCAAAGGACATATGGTATTACTCCTGACATGACTTTTGAGGAGCAACTACTTGGTCCTGTTGTTGAGTACTTTAAGGATAGATTTGCAGGTGTCGGTATGTCTACTGAAGGTGCAAGTCTTCTTCAGCTATACACCACCGTTCTTGCTGGTAATCCTAAAGCTAATATCAATTCACGGGATTCTTTTGGTACGTCTTCAAAGAGTGGTGTTGAAAAAATGCAGCCACACCGTGCTGCAGCTCTTAAGCGTTTCTTTGGTGGAATTGAATCTAATATTGTTCAGCCGCAAAGTTTCGGCCCTTCCCCCTGGCAGCAAAGTCAAAATATGAACCCCGATGTTGTTGAACGCCTTACTCCTGCTAACTAATGGATATTACAAATGAATTGGATCAAATAAAATATGATCCACTTGAAGAGGAGGAACGTCTCCTTAATGCACAGCGGGAGGAAGAGCAACGCGATCAAGAGCTACGTGATGCTGCTGTTCGTGAAGAAGAAGAGCGTAAGGCTACCGCTGCTGCTGAAAAACAAAAAGAAGATAGTAAGCACTTTGGTGATCGAGTCCTAGAGACTCCTGTTGTTGGTCAAGTGGCTAGCGTTGGAGCAGGTGTCATTGATCTTGGATTTGACGCTGCCTCTTTGATCCCCTGGCTGAGACCTGCTGACGAATGGTGGGATGAACACCATGGTCGTGACCGTGAGATGAACGGTGTCAATAAGTTCATTCGTGACGCTTCTGGCATCATTATTCCTACCCTCACTGGTGGTGGTCTTGTCGCTAAAGGTGCACAAGGTCTTGCTGCTGCTGGCAAGCTTGGTACAGCAGCGAAGACTGCCTCAGCTCTTCGTCGCACCCAGGTCATGGGCAAGATTGCTGTAGACCTTGGTGTAGGTACTGCTGTTGAGGCAGTGTCTGAACAGACAGATGAAGCTGGCAACCTTGGCACTGCCTTGGAAGACATGTTTGGTGTCGGTATTCCTTGGGCTAGCCGTGACTCTGATAGCCCTGATGTTATTCGTCGAAAAAATTTGTTGGAGAGTTTTGCTTTAGGCGGAGCTGTTGGTGTTGCTGATGCTTTCTTCTCTTTACGTCCACGCACTACGCTTATTCCTAAAGATGAAGCAGCTAAGCAAGTTCTTGATGAACGTAACTTTACTGAGTCAGTCAACCTTAATCAAGCCGATGGTGACGAATTAGTTGCTAAGGTAGTTGCAAACCAAAATGCACGTGATGAAGCACTGATTGAAAAAGGTGTAGAAAGGTTTGAACAGGCAGCTGGTGAGTATGACCCCTATGTCAATACACCATCCTTTGAGATGGAACGTCCTGTCCTGAACTATCAACCTGATGTGCCTATGGCTAAGGTTGCTTATGCCCGTATGGCAGACAACATTGGTACTACTTACGGTGCTGCTCCTCCAGTAGCTTCTGAGTATTACATGAAGGAAATTCTTCGTGCTGATGCTCCAGGTCGTTCTGTCCTGCTTGAAGAGATTGTTGACAAAGCTAAGCCTGAGTTTGATGCTCGTATTAAGACCTCCAAAGGTACTGAGACTGTTAATGCTGCTGAACAAAAGAAAGCACTTAATGCTTTGACAGAAGCTGTTACCAAGTCAGACCCTACAGAGTTCAAAAAATTAGTTGAAAAAACTCTTGACTTTACTGAAGATCGTATTGTAGTTGGTGGTGAAAAAATTAAGCTACTTACTACTGCAGGTGCTAAGCAAGCAACTGAAGTATTGATGCGTGGCTTAGATATTGTTTCACCAGAGAAGCTTCGTGCCTCTGCAATGGTGACTAATCAGGCTGCAAGTGATCAAGCAATTCTTTCTACAGCTGTTGACGTCATTGGCGATAGCGTCAATACCACTAGTCAGCAGGAAATGATAATCGATAACCTTGCTTTACTTATTCGTGAAGTTGGTGTTCACAAATCTATTAAGGGTACTGGTCTTAATGCTGTCAAGTTTCTTGATGAAGCTAAGCGTGCAGACACTCTAGAGGTTGATTGGTGGGCTAACGAAGCTGATCATTTCACAGAAGCTGTTGCTGAGCACACACGTAAAGCAACAGAACTTGCTTCTGAACTGAAGACTGTTGCTAAGCAAAACCCTGAATACCTGAAGCCTCTTTACCGTGAAATGGCAAAGACTGGCGGTAAGGTTGATTCGATCCATGCTCTCAACAAACTTGTAGAGAATCGTCTTGGTTTTTGGAAGAAAGCCTTCCGTGATGGAAGCCCAGAAATGCCCTCCAACCTTGTACGTGAAATCCAGACTGCTAGGTACAACAGTGTCTTGACTGGTCTGGCCCCTGTTCGTGCCGCCACTGGTGCCTTTACCGCTCTTGTCGGTAAGCCTTTGACTGTGTTTGCAGGATCTGCAGGTGGTCGAATCTTTGGTGGTAAGGAAGGTGCTGATGCTTGGAAGCGTGCTATGTACACCTACGGTGGTGTTGTCGAGAACTTCCAACGTGGTTTCACAAACCTTCAAACTGAGTGGAAGTATGCACTAGATAATCCCCGTGCATCTGCAAATCATGCACGTAAGGATCTCCAGGTCAATGCACTTGATGACTACGAAACTCTTGAGGAGATGTCATCTCAGTGGTATCAGGATGGGCACTTTGGAAAGGTTGCTGTATGGAACATGACCAAAACCATTGCGTTTCTGAATGATAAACCACTTCCACGCTTCGGTCTTAATGCAATGCGTGCAATTGATGGCTTTACCAAGTCATTTACTGCAAGTATGGCGTCCCGCGCAAAGGCATACGATGATCTCCTTTCACAGTCACGCGGTGCTTTTAACGAAGCTGATTTCCAAAAGATGCAACGTGAAATCTATAACGACATGTTCGATGCGGATGGTCTGATGAAGGCTGACTCTGCCAATGTTGCACAAGATGCTGCTGCCTTTGCTGCAGGAGAAATTAACCTCAACCTTGACTCTGAAGTTGTTGACAGTCTTGAGAATGTCATGCGTAACTTCCCAGTCATGAAGTCAATCTTCATGTTTCCGCGTACTGGTGTTAATGCACTTGACTTGGCTGCCACCTTCAGCCCTGGTAATGCAGTAGCTGCTATCACTAACGGTAAGTTAAACCTTGCACTAGGGAAAGCAAGACGTGTATTTGCTGCACAGTCTGAAAGGCAGATCAAAGACGTTATGTCTGAGCATGGTCTTGCTGGATTTGGACCCGAAGCATTTAAACAGCTGCAAGCTGAATACACAGGTCGCTACATGATGGGCAGTGCAGTAACTATGGGTGCTGCATTGATGGCTGCACAAGGTCTAATTACTGGTTCTGGACCCCAAGACTCTGCAGAAAAGCGTCGTATGCAAGGTATGGGCTGGAAACCCTTTTCATTTAAAGACCCCGTTACTGGTAACTGGCTGAGCTACCAAGGCTTAGAACCCTTTGATTCATTCCTTGGTCTTACTGCCGATATTGTCTTTAACTTTAACCGTGTAGATGAAGCTGTCACTGAAGACTGGTTCCGTGCTTTGGCACACTCCGTCTCTATGAATATCAGTCAAAAGACTTTCCTTAGTGGATTTGAGCCGTTGGCTGGTCTTATTAGCGGTGATCCTTCTGCGTTGAATCGTTTTATGGTCAATAACACTGACCAACTAATTCCTGGTGCTGGTATCCGTAGCCTATTGAACAAGGCAATCACACCTCAACTTAAAGATGTTGAAAATAACTACCAAGGTTGGCTTGCTAACCGTAATAAGTGGTTAATTGGTGATGGTATTGAGGACTTCCTTGATATTTACACAGGTGACCCTATTAACTATACCGATCCTTGGACGCGTGCATGGAATACCTTTGCACCTTTCTTCAAAGTTAACCCTGGTATGGAACCATGGCGTCAACAACTACTTGCTAGTGGCTGGGATAACCTTCAAACCGTTCGTCGTAATCGCACTGATGGACAACCTTTGAAGCCTGAGGAACGTCAGTTTATTAATAATTGGATTGCTCAGAACTATAAGCTAGGTGAACGTGTAGAAAAACTCTTTAATGCTGGACCAAAGTTCTGGGACAAAAAAATGAAAGAGTATGTGAAGGAAAGGGGTCTTAAAACCCAGGATGAATATCCAATCAAAGAAACCCTCCTCCACCAACTCCTTGATGAGCTTCATAATGATGCTTTTAGGGCTGGTTTTGACGCCCTAAGCTCTACAAATGCTGACTATGCAGCGCGTAAAGAGATGACATCTTATCGAGATTCACAGCTCAATCAAGGTAACTATGCAGAAGCAAGTGATACTGCATCTGCAATCAAAAAAATTACTGACATACCTAGATAAAACATGACATACTCACCATTTACTGCTACAGGTGATGGTACTACAACTCAATATACTATCGCCTTTGAATCTATTGACACCGCTGACATTAAAGCACGTGTTAATAACGTAGCTACTACTGCATTTTCTGTTTCTGGTAGTACTGTCACGTTCACTACTGCTCCTCCCAATGGTCAGTCTATTAAGATCTTCCGTGACACCGACAACCAAACTATTCAGGCTGATTTTCAGTCTGGTAGTGCCCTTCGGGCTGTTGATCTAAACAGTAACTTTACGCAGCTGTTGTATGTTACGCAGGAATCTACAGACGTTGCAGAGACAGCTACTTCTGATGCTGTAAACGCTGTGACAACAGCTAATGCAGCTAATGCTACAGCTAACACAGCTTCAACTAATGCATCCAACGCTGTATCTACTGCTAATACAGCCAGTACTAATGCAACCACAGCCTTAAACAACTCACGCGAAAGCGATGGCTCTGGTGGCTTCAATTCTGCGATCGATAAGGCGAACACTGCGCTCACAACCTCAAACTCTGCCACCACAACAGCAAATACTGCTAATACAGCCGCTAGTTCTGCCGTAACGACTGCTAACACCGCATCTACAAATGCAACTACAGCTGTCAACACTGCTAACACGGCGTCTACTAACGCTACAGCTGCTGTAAATACGGCTAATACGGCTTCAACTAATGCTTCTACGGCGTTGTCCACGGCGAATGCAGCTTCTACAAACGCAACTGCTGCGCTTAACAACTCACGTGAGTCAGATGGATCTGGAGGATTTAACACCGCAATTGACAAGGCAAATACAGCGCTATCAACGGCTAATACAGCGAGCACAAATGCTTCCACAGCTCTGTCAACAGCTAACACTGCAAGTACAAACGCCACAAATGCCGTATCAACGGCAAACGCAGCTTCTACTGCTGTGTCAAACGCCGCCTTTTATGGTCCTATAGCAAATGTTGCAGCCATCCCTGGCAGCCCTGCAGACCAAGATCGTATTGAGATCCTTGACTCAACCGGTATTCAATCATTTAGCCCACTTACAGGGCTTCCTAGCGGCTTTACAGGTAGCTCAGAT